TGTCGGTAGCCATACTGTAAAAATTTGACTGCATTTCTTTGACACCAGCGTACATATTATTGAAAGTGTCGTTGCCTCTACCAAAGACGTTTACCATTTCTTCATGTCTACTGAACAACTCTGACGATTGTTTGTACGCCATCGCAGGTACATTACTCAGAATGGAGTCGGACCTGCCTTGCATTCCGGCCTTAAATGCGTCAACTATTCTCGTAGCTAGTCCTTCTTGATCATCTATTACTGGTGGTTGTTGATTTCCGGTGCCCATTGTCGTCTCTCTACAAAGTTATCGTATACAAATAAATATCAACGAAATATTTTTATCGTCTGTTTTTATTTCTTGAAGCGTCCATTGCTTCTTTTTTATCTGTTAATTCTTTAAGATATCTGTCTATGAACCACTTACGATATCGACGCGGCATATTTCTTGATTCGACATAACTAACACTTAGATAGCGCATTAGAACATAATGTTCTTCTAGAATTATCTCTTTATAATTAGTCGGAAGGCCAAAGAAAATTGAGCCCAAGCGATAACGTCACTTGAGCCTCCTGCTTGCAATAGCCACAGTTATAGCTTGTTTTCATGTCAATACCAGGTTCATTGTCCCTAACAAAGTGTCTAATTGTTCTTGAATCTCTTAGCGGCATGAATTCTATAAACTTTTTAAGCTTGTTCCTATCACGGATTCCATCTATTGATTTAACAATATTTGTTAGTCTTGTTGTAACCCTGCTTTCATCCGGGTTTATACCTAAGACCTCTTGGTTTCTTGTTTCTGTCTCTCTTATTTCTTTTTCTACTGCAGCTGTCATAAGAGAGACTGTAGCCATTTTGTTAGATACAGGTAAATGTACTTCGAATTCATTTACACCTGGTGTTGTTGGGCTTATTTCTAGATTCTTTAATTTCAACGATGTTAGATCGAATGTTGTTGTTGTCTTAGCATCGCAGTGTTCACATGTTGTGGTTGCATTGTAATCTGAACCGAAACCAGTCACCCTGAGCGCTACAAGAATTGTATTTCTATCACCCACTAAAAGCTCAGAGACATCTATTGATTTATCGACTATACATGATTCAAGAAGCTTATCAATTACTGTTCCTTGCTTTATATACGCTTGTGACATCAATATGTCTTCTTCTTTTGCAGTCATTGCTCGTATGTCTACAGTCTCTCTCTGATAAAGAGTTGAATCTTTGTCGTACAACATACCTCTTGATGGCAATGGCGCTTGATCAACTGGTATTTCCCAACCAAAGTCATCTCGCATTACATCTCTTGTATTATGTCCTTGCTCTCTTGCTTGCTCTCTTTCTTGATTAGGACTAAACAGGTCCTCTCTTGACATTTTATCTGACACTAGTATTCTCCATATAGATGCTTTATTCTATACAAATAAATATACTGTGTAAAAAATTATGAACAGTTTTCGCAGAGAACAAGATAATCTATGCTGTCTAGTTCATTGAGCTCTTCGACGACAGCCTTTTGGACTCTGTGTTTTACTTCGTAGTTGTCTCTGTTAGATGGATTGAGCCTTAGATTTACGTCTTCGACGATGTCTCTGAGGTCTGTGATATCGTATTCTACGTGTATGTTTTTCTTTTCACCACATTGTTGACACGTGAATCCTTTTTCTACTATTTTTGGAAATTTCCAGTTAAGATAGATGTCTGTTCCGTCGTGAACCTTTGTAGTAATATCATCAATAATTCGTTCATCATTTTTATTGTAAAAAAAGTTTAACATGTATGTAGCCCCTATATGACTATATATTTCATTTATATATAAACTACTAAGTTTTTGACCCGAATACAGCAAACTTCCTGTTTTATTATTTCAGGAAGTTTGTATATTATTGTTAATTTGATAATGTTTCTAAAATTGAAGGACCGCGTTGTCGAATCGTAGTGTAAGATCTACTTGCATGATGTCACCGTCGCCGTCGTATTTGAGGTCGCCGTATTTAGCATTTGTTATGAAAGCACCTTTTATATCCCATAGCTCGATCACTGTTCCTACTGGGTCTAGAAGCTTAAGCTGTATGTCGCGCTTGTAGAAGTCTGCGTATCCTGCTCTTCCTGAGACTGATTCAAAGTGAGTACGTACCCATTCCATCACTTGTTGTGCTCCGGATGGTGCGATAGGATCGTGTAGTGTTATGCTCAGGGTCTCAAATTCAAACCCGCCGGCGACGTAGCGCTTAGAGTTGATGAATGGGATCTTGATCTCAGTTATTTTCATTGACGGTCGATTAGCAGTCTTGATCAAGAAAGCGTCGATGCCTTCGATCTGTAGTACCCAGCGTTGTCCTCTTTTTGGTTCAAACTTGTTGGGTAACATGTCGGTGACGGATAATGTTGTAGCCATTTTTGTATTCTCCTAGAATTTCTTATTTATAATTATATTGTTACAGTGTATTTGACACAACAAAGTCAAGTGATATGAACTCAGCTGTCTTAGTTGGTTGTATGTAGATTTTTCCACGTAGTGTGTTGTTCTCGACGTCCATTTGAGTTGTTGTCTCGGTATCGATTTTTACTTTATATCGGTCAAGCCCTGACTTCTCTTGTATGCTCTGTAGTAGAGGATTGACTCTTGATTCGAATGCCGCCAACGTCTCTGCCCTGTTTGGTTCAAACAAGAAGCTAAGAGCGATATTCTTGACTGCTCGTCTGATTGCGATGAGAAGGCGCCTAACATTCACTCTATCTAGTGCAGATGCAGCCTGTAGCATTGTCTTTTGACCCCAAATTACAACCTCTGTTCCTGGGAACGATGTGATTGGGTTGATCTTTGCATCATATAGATCGTCTAAGTTTGCCCTTGAGAAGCTAGCTGATGTGTCTTCTACAGATTTTAGAGCGCCTCTAGTGAAACCAGCAGGTGCGTACCATGGGTGAGCTATAGCGTCGTTAAGGGCCATTGCACCAAGAACTGCAACTGAAGGTGGTACTCTTAGCTGTGTCTTTGTGATTGGATCTGTCATTACAACATCTGGGAAGTATGCAGCGCCGAATGAAGAGTCGTAACCCTCTGATACGAATTGTGCAATTGTATTACCTACGTCTGTTATTTGAGTTTCTGACAATATTGTATCGCCGTTACTATCTTTTTCAAGAATATCAGCAATATACAATGCATCGAATCTACTCTCTACTGCATCTATAGCGTATTGAGTTACGGCACTGTGTCTTATGCCAGGTACAGCTAGTATTTGAATCTCTACGTCTGACTTGCTTGTGATAACGTCTAGTGCTTTTCTGTATGCCACTACCGTTGGTCCTGAAGTTCCGAATTGATTTGATGCGTCTTCCATTTCCCAGACAACTGCTGCATTTTGCATTTTTGCTTTTTGTTCCCGGAAGATGTTTGTTCCATCGAATCCACCTTGCATTAACATTGTGAATTTTGTATATGCTGAGTTTGTTGAACCTGTGATATCTGTGGCTTTTAAGAATCGAGTAACAGTTGTTCCGTCATCTAATGCTGAGTCATATCTATAGTTTGATTCTTTCCAATCAATAGCTCTTTCATCAACATCGGCGGTGGAATCTCTTACATTAGCTTCGATGTTCTCAAGTGTGAACTCATGACCAGTTGTTGCAACAATTGTGTTAGGCAAGAATTTCACAAGATTTTTTACAATAGAACTTTGAACCAATGATTCGTTAGGCTCATCTAAATCTTGTATTACTGATAACTGTAGTCCCCAGTGTAGTTTAGAATATGATTTCTTTTTAAGATCCAGACCGACTGCTACATTTTGTCTGTAAGGTAGTGGTAAGTTATTGGCATCCACGCCTGTTCCATCGATTGAGCCTCCTGCGAAGCTCGAATGATTTACTATCATTTCTTCATATGCTGCATGTCCAAACGGTATTGCATTTACTGGAATTTGACTTTGAGAAACATCATCTGACAGTTCTATTCTTATGTACTTTGATACATTATCATACGTTCCTGATGTCTGTAATTGTTGTGTTGGTTTATCAAAATTGAACCATGTTCTCTTATCACCGATTTTTTTAGCAATAAAGTTTGAAGATGTTGGGTCTAAGTTCAAGCTAGAGAACCTTTCGATGTGCTTTTGACCAGCATCATTATCATCAAACGCCCTAACTACTAGATCAAATGTTCCCCAGCTTCCACTACTGTCGTATTTTAAATTAATAATTGATATTTTTATATTAGAGTTCTCGAATTCTCCATCAGAGAGAGCATGTACTCTGAATAGGTTGAATTTATCTGATCCAAATGATTGTGATTTAACCCAGGGTGTTTTTGCGTGATTGAAACGCTGTTGGAAAGTTTTATAAGCTGGTACGGCGCCTATGTCTTCTGCAATTATCATCTCGAAGGGCGTTGAACTAGGAGGTGCGACTGCTGCTTGATTCTCATCGATTTCATGATGTATATAGAGACAGTGCCCTTTTTCTTCTATTAATGTAGGCTCTGTATTTAAGACATTTGAAATGTAGTATGCGTTTGTTGGGTCTAGCGAGAATTTAAACGTTGTATCATCGATTACTGTATCTTCTGTTCCGCCACCCGTAAGTGGTGTCAAATCTGAATTCTTGAGCGTTAATGTTGACGTTCTTGTTGTAGAGTTATAAGAGTCTACTGTCATTGTTACACCGAAAGGTGTCATTACCATTGCTCTAGCAACTAAAGCACATGTTCCTGATGCCAGGTCTATTCCTCCCTCGAAATTACTAACAGACGAAAGCCCGGAATCTGGGTTTGTGTTTGTCTGATTACCTGCAGTTCCTATTGTTGACTGAACAACTGTAATAGTGGTTCCATCGTCTGATGCTGTCATGTCTCCAGATGTTGTTGCAGTAATTACTTCTGTTACCGCTGTTGCGATATCAGCAGCATCTGTTGCTCCACCGATGAACATGTCAATCGTAGTCCCAGCTGCGCCGCCTGTTTGTGAAGCGAACGCTCCGCCTCCGTTAACTCTATAAGTAGTTGTTACGGCAGCAGCGTTTGTTAGAGTAAACGTGCCCGTTGCAAACATCGACCCAGGAGTAGCTGACACTATTGTTGCTGTAGCTGCTGCGGCTGCAGTTGTAGGGTATGATTCTTCAGAAATACCTGCATCTAATAGAACGGCGGATTCTGATGAATCAGTCATATAGGCGCTTATTAGATGCGATGAACCTTCAGATGTCCCGAGGGCGTATTTGTTTTTTGCGGCTAGCGCTGAAATTAGTCCTGTGTCAGAATCTGGTAATGCTGCTCCTGCGACGAAGCCTGCCTCCTCATCGGCTCCTGTTCCTTTTCCAACTCCGAGCGTTCTTACATAAGTTAGTGATTGAGCGTTCTTTAACCACTCGTTGACAGCCAAAGGAGCGAATCTCTCGCCATCTGACTCTCCAAACTGTGCAACAAACTCTTTAAAGTCGCCGATAGTAACCGGGACAAAGGCAGGTCCGCGTGAAGCTGGACCAATTACACAAGCAGGTGTACCTTGAGGTCCAAGTCTGCTTGGTTGTGATAGGTCGATCTCTCTTGTGCCGACTCCTGCACTACTGTATGTTAATTCAGGCATTAGTAGATTTCTCCAATATGTTATTATTAATTATTCTCTTATTCAAAACTTACACCGGAAGATGTAACAATAAAGTCTATTGCAACGTATTCTATGGCACGAGTTGGGACAAGTACAACGCGTCCATTCATTTTATTTGATTCTATATCTGAAGGTGTGTTGTTTGAGTCGTCAACTGTGATAGAGTACATATCTATTCCTTGTTGCGTCTGGATTAGTGAAAGTTTTGGTTTAAGTTGTGCTGCGAACTTAGCGCGTGTAGTTGCATTGTTCTGTTCGAACAACATGTTCTTAGCAACTGCAACTACCTGTCTTTTTACTTCAAGTAGCATGCGCCTGACGTTGACTCTGTCAAGTGATGATGCCATCATTTGTAATGTTTTCTGTCCAAAGATGACATAGCCAGCATTCGGGAAAGTTGCAATCGGATTAATACGTGCTTCATAAAGGTTATCACGATCGGCTGTGTTTAATCGGACCGTAGTTCCTTTAACCACATCCAAAGAAGCCCTGTTGAACCCTGCAGGTGCAAACCAGGGGTATGCAACCTTATCTGTGTAGCTTATAGCAGCCATTGCAGCGATAGATGCAGGTGCCTCGATAATAGCGTCTACGTATTCATCGTATATTTTGACATCTGGGTAATAAGTTGCGACGTAGTTGTTGTCGAAGCTGCGACCACCGAATTTGGCTAGTGTCTCTGTTGTGTCTGGATCCAACGCGTCATTGTCGAATATGCGAAACGCGTTGCCGTCATATGAAGGCATATCCATAAGGTATATTGCCATTCCGTAGTCGCGAACCTTGTCGGCTGCGTAATCTGTAATGAAAGAGTCGCGCATCCCCGGGATTGCTAAGATGTTTATTGTTGATGACATCTCATCTGTAAGGATGTTAATAGCCGATCTGAATGAGTTAACAGCATTATTTTTTGTACCTGTTCCGGCAGGGTTTGAACTTAAACCTAGTTTAGATATTACAACGGACTCTACTGTTAATCCACCAAGCCCTCCTGCACCTGTGTCGACTGAAGTTGACTTATCAGTCATCATAGCCATGTCAGTATCTAGAATGTTCACGCCATCGAATCCACCGGAGAACACGTTTGTGAACTTCATGTATTTTGAATAAGAGTTGAAAAGTGATTTATCTTTATAATTGGCAAGTGAAGCGAATGAGTAGCGCGTTGTGGCTGATGCATCTGCAAATATCCCGGGAGCCCCAGTAAGATTTGTAAGATCGTATACTTTGGAGTCTGTGTCGTCTGTTAGCGTCACTGTACCATTATAGTCAGAACTATCAGAAGCTGTTGTTATTGTTATATTTCCGCCTCCTTCTGTTATTGTATAAATAGATCCTACTGTGTCAGGCCATACTCCGCCTGATTTTGTTGATGTTACTGTATCACCACCATCCATAATGATTGTAATAATGTCGTCGTCTGCTGTGGTAAAACCTGTGCTTCCTGCTAGAGTATCTATGACTGTTATAGATTCTGCTGGTGACAAGTCAGTAGGTACAGTGTCTGATATTGTATTTCCGGCTGTCTTATAAACACCATTTCGAATGTATGTCGCCTTTAACGCTTCTTCTTTTGCTGTTCCAAGGTCTGCGTCAATAGTAGAAGATACCTCAGATATTGCTACTTTTGAAAGAGTAAAATTATCGCTTGTTGTCAGACTTTCTGATTTTCCGAGGAATTTCACATATGAGCGAAGCAAATTGTTGAAGTCTCCTTTGTTTGGTTTTAACAATGGATCTGAAAGTGTTTTGCTTAATCTGGTTGACTTGATTCCCCAAGTAAGAGTAGAATCAACAGACTCGTTTGTACCGGGCTCTCCTGTATATGTTATTCCAGTAGATGCTAGTGAACCTTTTGTCACCTTAAATCTGTATGGAACAGGAGGCATATGAGCAAGAGCAATGTCTACATTAGCACCAGAATCAAATGTATTTAAATTATTATCAGAAACATCTAACATCGGAAGTCCTTTGAATCCGAATGGCAAAGTTTCTTCGGGTATGTTTCCTGATTTTACATCATCTGACATTACTATTCTGACATATGAAGATTTATTTTCAAACATTCCTGTTTTTACCATACGTCGTTCGGCTTCGCTTCCTGCCTGGAAGTTGTAGTAAACGTTCTTGTCGCCAATTACCTTGGCGATATATCTTGAACTAGCAGGGTTTAAGTTACAGTTTGAAAATTGTTCAATTATTTGTTTTGATCTATCTGTGTCGAAAAAGTTTCTTATTTGTACGTTGAATGTTCCCCATTTATTTGCTGGGTCTACAGAGAATTTTAAGTTTGAGATTGTCACCTTGAACTGTTCGTTCATTGATGCGCCTTGATTTAGTGTCTCAAAATGAAATAAGTCGTATTCTTTTTCTCCAAAAGGCTGTGAAATATATGAAGTTGTTTTTGCATTTGAGAATGGTTCAGCTAAGTTACCAAATGCTGTGGCTTTTCCTGCTCCGTCGCCGGAATCAGCTGTAGCGTCCCAGTTTGATGCTAGTTTTATCTCGGTTGCTTCTTCTACCATGTCAGATTCTACTGGGAAGTCTGCATAAAGAACATGTCCTTTTTCTAAGAATCGAGTAGGATCTGTATTTAGAACGTTAGCAATATAGAGATCACTATCAGGGTCGAGAGATGCACTAAATATTTTTACACCGAATCCATCTGTAGTATATACAGGGTCAGATCCGTCTAAGACACCAGACAGTATTAGTTTAAACTCTCCGGATACTGGAACTGCAACGTCCTCAAGGTCGGTGCCAGCCCACGAAGATGGGGTATCGGGAGTAAATACTGCAGAAGGGGCATGAATCATCATTCGTACACCAGCGGGCATCATGAGCATTCCGCGTACTAGCTCGAATGCGCCTGTTGTATCTATATCTGTGTCTGTAAATAGTGGATTTCCGACAACTTCATAGGCACTTGCCTCTTGTTTTGAAAGTATGAACTGCGTGTGACCTAATGGTCGTATTGCAGTATCAGTAGAATCATCGCCCGAGACCGCAGTAGCATCTAAGTTCGTTCCTGCTACCTTGAATCCTGCGTAGTTAGTGTCTGCAGTCGGGTCTCCGCCTGCACCAAGCACACGAACATATGTTAGTGCATCACGATTTTTTAAAAACTCTTTTACAGCATAGGGTCCAAAGCGCTTGCCATCTGGTTCACCAAAGATACTAATGAACTCATCAAATGAAGTTACTGTTACTGGGAGGAATGCAGGACCCTTCTGAGCGGTTCCTATGACTCCGGCAGGTGTACCGACTGAGCTTGCGCTTGTACCTGAAAGATCTATTTCTCTTTCGAAGAACCCAGGTGATTTAAAAGTTTGCTCTGACATTAAATGTCTCCTATTTTTTCTTTATACGTATAATACAAAATTGTCAATTATTAAATATTTCGAAAGATTCCAAATTACTATTCATTATTGATGTTTTCTAATTCTTTTATCGTTCTTATGCTGGCGACGGTCTCGCCTGTTCGACTATTCTTAGAAAGAACTTTAGATAATTTTTTCTCTTCCTCGCCAGTGAATGGGTTTATTACATATTCTATTACATCTAGATCAATTGTGTCTCTATTTAAAACTTTGTCTCCACGTTTGTCTAGTTCCTCAAGGTTATTAAGCGTGAATTTGTTAATATCACCACTTCTGATGTCTGGTCCTCTTTTTTCAATTAGGTCAGCAGTTATCTCTTTCATTTCAAAGACAACACTTGGAGCAGTCTCAAAGCTTCTAAATGGTGAACCTTTTCCTGGTACGTCTTGAGGTGCCACAAAATATCCCGGGAGGTCCATGTCGAAAGTAAGTTTAACAAGACGTTCCTCTGTTGAATAGTCAGTAAAGTTATCGTCAAAATTCAGTGGTGTCTGCATATATGCAACAAATCTGTATCCTGAGTCAGTTGTGACCTGATAGTTGTGGCCTATAGACGGAAAGTTTGCAAACAACGTCTCGATTATCTTGTTGACATGCGTGACATACTGTGTCCACACTGTAATACTATATGTTATCTTTACAAACTTTGGGTATGGTATTGTAATAACTTCATAGATGTGGTCTCCGTTAAGGTTGGGCTTCAGTGTGGGATAACCAGCAGTCTTTGATAAGTTGTTCTTGTTGCGCCTTGTCGTTGTTGTACCGGGTTCAGCTTGATTACCTGGCGCTATATCTGATAGTGAGAAGTTTCCAGTATTCGAGACATTGTCTTGATTTTTTATTTTTTGTTGGTTGATAATATTTTGATAGTTAGGATCTTTTTTCGACAAACGACGCTTTATGATAAGATCGCCTCTTTCTCTTGAAGAAATACCAGATCCATAGCCACCAACATTTGCATCATGATCTATCTTTTTTCTATGAATAGCAATAATAGGCAATATAAGGGCATTATTCTTGTCACGTATCGGTTTGTTTCTTTGTGATACTGCAAACCTCTCACCGGATGCAAAGACAACGGGAACTTTCTTTTCTGTTCCTGCAACAGACACTTGTATTTTTATATCTTTATCGAAAAGATTAAACATTGCCCTGTCCATATCGGCAATTCCACACGACGGGATCGAAAAATCATCTGGGATCTGTCCGTCTTCCCAGCCAGTTCTTAATTTTTTATCACTCATGATACCTCTCCGTCACCGTAGAATGCGGAATCAGAGCTTGAATCTGTTGTACCGTCTGACTCATCATATACCTTTACACCTGCAGGACCTGTAAGTGGCTCACCTATCTTGTCAGTAAGAGCGCGGGTATCTCCTGTTGGGTCGCCATCGGCATCGGTGGCGATTCCTCTCTGTTGAACAAATTCTTTTTGAACTGCATTCTCGTCTGAGTATTCTTCGGACGTTGGTCCAAGTGCCGGCATATTGATTTGACCTTTTCTTGCTTGCTTGCCAGTTAGTTTAATTCCAGTATAGTGTTCTGTTTGTCCAAAAATATTATCAACAAATGTTGCAGTAAGCACTTCAAAGAAAATTGCGCCATAGCTAAAAAAGTCGCCTTCTTTGCATTTTATTTTTTTATCGAGCAAATCCCTGTGGTGTATGAATACGTCTAATTTATAGATTTCTTCATGACCAAATATATTCGTCTTTACTTCTTCAGGTGAGAACTCTACAAGAGCATCTATTTCTATTGGTGTTTCAAATACTTTGTCTACAGCTTCTTCATAGACGTCATGTACTTTCGTCTTGACAACAGAAACAGGATAGTAAAAAATACGCTGCCCAATAACGTCTTTGATGACTTCTTTTGTTATATCTGAGATAAAATCTATCTCTCTTTTTGTAATAAATAGTCTAGACACAGATTATCCCATGAAGACGGCTTTGCCGTTAGGCACAGGTATGAACTTCAACTGCTTTTGCATGTTCTCGGCTCTTAGAGCCTGTGTCTCGATAAGCTTATCGTACGTCATGCTATCGAGCATTTCTTTTAATTGAGTTATTAAATCTTTTTTATCTTCTCTTCCTTGAGTTATAAGTTCAGCTCCGTTGAGTGATAAGTCTTTGCCTGGGATCGGTATATTGGAAAATTTTGATCTAATTAATCCAAGCTGCTCTCTAGATAGGGCGAGGCACATTTGTCTAATCCATTGATGTCCTATTGAATTAATATTTGAGTATTGTATATTTCCAAATGGAATATTTCCCATATTAGAAACGCCATCTATAGTCTCATCTGTTTTTCCAGTATCAACCGGGTTGTTAAAAGTACGAACGCTTACGAATATTCTTTTTGCGCTATCAACAGTAGGTGCAGGATATATTCTAAGTTTGGTTCCTTGTACCTTATAAGAGTAATTAGAACGTCTGACTCTGTTTGACAAGTCCAACTGAGCGGCTCTTAAAATATCTTCAAATACAGGAAGAACATAGAAAATAGTCTCAGGCGTAAATGATTCAAAGCTCATCTCATTGTTCAGATAGTTAACAGCAGATGTTGTATCGAAGAATCTGTATGCAGCCTGAGGGGAGTAATGGAACACTTCGTTTATCTTTAATCTTGTCTTTGGGTTTTGGTTCTGGCTTCCATCAAAGAGTGGGATATAGTTATCATTGCCGTCTTTTTCAGTTCCTACAAGGTCTACGTTTAGATCGTAATCTTGTTTTCCGCTAACAAGTTCAATAGAACCCGAGATAACATCATAAGAACCACCTACTCCTGCCTCTGCAGCATATGGCTCAGCGAATCTTGTTAAGTATTCTAGATTGCTTCGTGGGAACTTGTTTGTGTAGTCAACTTTCTCGCCACTATCGTCTGTTTCTCCTGCTGCAGGCATTCCCATGAATTCCATGAGCTGCGATTTTGTCTGATATTGGTTTAATATGCTGCCATATTCAAACAACGACTCTTCAAAGTTTCCCCATATTTGCTTTTTCGTAAGCTCGACGCTGAGAATGTCATCTCCGAGTTTGCGCTTGACAAATGTAATCATATTGTCGGCTTCACCTTGGAATTCTGTATCGTCATCGAAGACGCCAAACGGTGTGGCAGCTGTAGTGTTTTCAAATGATGCCATTTATTCTTTCCTAATTTCTTTGTATGCTATAACGAAACACAAATCATTCATTTTATAAATATTACGCAAGATTGTGTTTTTTATTTTATATTTCGGCAATATCGGCTCCAGTTAGTATTAAAAGCTCTGTTCCAACAAGTACAATGTATGCATCCTCTGTTGTCCCGCCAGACATCACGCTAACAATCATTCCATATTGTTCTCCTGACACCTCTTCTGATATTATCACTAGTTGTCCTGTTGACATTATAGCTTCTCCATATCAAACTCATTTACAATGATTAATTCATCATTTACATACGTCATCCAAGCTGAATTGCCAATCTCATCTGACCAATCAGAAAGCAATATTTTTGCTGAGTGTTGGTTTGTTTGTGAGTCTGTATGTGCAACTTGTGAGATTAGAAGCCCGTATCCTAACAACTTTTTTGCTGTCTTAAATACGGCGACCAGTTCACCACTCTTGAATTTGCGGGAGTAAAAATCAAATAAATCCATTATTTCAGTAAAGTTCGTTTATATTTCTTATCTTTATCTAAAACTAACTGAACCTGTGACATCTTTTCTATTGCCCCTTTACGATCATAAAGAGTGGTATTGAAAACGGGATCCACATTTATTATATATTTCTTAGAATCTTCGTCTACTTGTTTTTTATTATTATATTTTATAAGTGCCTCTATTTCATTATCAAATGATATCTTGTCTAAAACAAGCATGGTGAGAAACAAAAAAGTAGTGCAAGTAATAATAAAAAATATTACAAAAAATATCTCATTCATAAGAATACCCCATGATAAATATGACGAGAATTATAAAACTTATTTATTTTTTGTTAAACTTATTGTTTCGATAGATTGGTATATAACACAATAAACCTGATAATAGGTTTAATAACATCAACTGACGGTCTTGTAGTATTGCGAAGTCAAATATAAAAAGTGCTATATTGACTGCAATTGTTATTTTAAAGAATGTGATTATTCGTGGGTCGTACATAAAAATACATATGCTTCAAATACAAAAATGCCGCCCAGAAATTAATCGGGGCGACACTTATAATAATATATTAAAATATTATGTTATCTTATGCCACTGTGACGTTTGACGTATTAGTGACAACCCAAGCTGATCCGTTCCAGACAAGGCATGCAGCTCCAGCAGCTGATGCTCCTGGTGTTGTTAGGCTTAGCAATACTGCTGCTGAACCGGCGTTTGAAAGAGCGCCTCCGACATTTACTTCTCCATTGGCAGCGCTTGCAAAGATAATATTCTTTTTCTGCCCAACAGACGAACCACTAGCTAAGGCTACAGTTGTGTTTAACGTACTTACTTCGTTACCGACAGATACTAGTGAACACTCTAAGTCTTCGTCGAGGTCTCCTGCAGAACCGTCTGCAGCTAGATCTACTTCAATTCCGGCTGCTGAATCAACGACAGATGTCGTTGTTAATGCTCCGGTCTCGTTTACATAGATAGTTAATACATTTGTTACTCGAATTACAGTGAACATATTCCCAAACGAAGTTATTGTTCCTGTGTCTGCGTCTATTGCAGTCTTAATTGCAGTAGCTACTGCATCTGCAGTGGCGCCAGAGGCAAATGCTACTTCAAGTTCAAAATCAGACACTCCAGGAGCACTTCCGGCAAGTGTACCAGCAACATCAAACCATATTCCATATGATTCTCCGTCTTGAGCATAAATAACGAAACTGTCATCATCAAGACTATCCGCTGGGTCGTCAGCAATACACGTCACTGTATAAGAAGCTGATGTGGGTGTTATCGACTCACTAGAGCGAACTAGTTCGACATCACTGACTGAAAAGCCCGATCCCGAAGTCTGTTCTAGCCCTTTTGAGGAAGAAATTGTTACTTTTGGCATATTATCCTCCTATTACGCTTCGACGCCAGTCACTGCTGAAACGCAGATCCACTGTGTGCCGTCACTGATTAACTGAGCATGTTCTCCAGCAGCATTGAAGATCAGCGACGCTAGAGTCGTGCCATCTTGCTTTTTTCCGGAGGCTGTTACTGTACATGAACCACCACCATTGGTTGGTGATACAATAAACTTTGTTGCGCCGACATTTGTATTTACTGCTAAACTCATCCCGTCTGACCCTGCTCCAACTGTAAGAACTGATGTTCCATGTGTTGCAACGACTGTGTCTGTTCCATTCTCAATGGCTTCTGAAGCCTCTACGACTGAAACATCTCCGATTTCGAAACCACTTCCTGATTCCTGGTAAAGCCCCTTAGAGGCACTATATACTACTTTTGGCATTTTGATCTCCTTTTTTTGTTGTCTGCAAGATTCCACACCGTCGGCAGGGTCGACTGATCAATTGATGTGGGCCTAATGTTAATTATGTCTAACTTACGAATAGTACTATTATTTGTTAAAATGTATAGTGTTTTTCTATTTTTTATTTCGGCGTTTGTTTGCCCGTTCACGTCTTGACAGTTTTTTATCTTTCCATTCAAATTTATAGTCGAATTTTTCGATGTAATCTTTGAATCCGTCGGCGACTATTTGTTTTGTCTCATTTGTATAGTAGTAACTGTAGTGCTTTTTTAGCTTTTTTTGTGTTGTCTTGAAACGAGGTAGTTCTACATTGTAGAGCCCGAGTGAGTCGACGACGTGCTCAAAGTCTTGTTCGATGTTTTCGTATCTGATGTAGTGATCCATTCTCTCGTCTAAGAATTGTGTGTTGAAATTTTGGATGTATTCCCAGGGTTTACATTCATCTAGCGTTGAAGCTAAAAGACCACGAGCTTTTCCATTCATCCTAAATATAAAATTTTCAAACAACTTTTGCGACTCTTTTTTTGACATTGTTTCGTCAATTGTTGCCCACTTGTTAATAACTGGATATTCACACATACACCACCAATAATAAGAAACTAAGCAATCCCAGGGATTTCTTGTCATAGTGATCCATTTTAATTTTTCAACAGAGTCGAAGTCTTCTTTTTTTATTCTTGATCTAAGAATATCAGGCGTAGTATGAAAGTGGAATTTTAACATTTTTTTGTTATTTTCTTTGAAAACATTATTTTGTTGTAAAAACCCAGCGTCTGTCTCTGGACCTGGGTCACCGCCTGTTACTAGATCATCAGGCCCACAAGAAAGTGCGAGCGCGAATTCTACAGAGGAACCCGCTGTCTTCATTGGTTTAAAGAAAACGAATCCTCTTGTTGGTGATATTATCATGAATGTATTTTATATTGTAGATGTAGATTTGTTATTGAAAATATTTAGTGAAAATGTTGCTGCCACAGCCGTGGATTTTCATTAAGTTGTTTTTGTACGCTTTTTGTTTCTCAGTTTCTTTGTCTTACTCATTTGTTGGCGTGAGCTCAACGTGTGACGCTTTCC